TCTTCAACGGAAACTGAAACGCTCTGAAAATCCGCTTAAATACTGGATTGTTCAATTTATTTGTGTATTACCTGTGTATTTCTAAATCTACTTATAATATAAACAACTTTTGTTTTTTATTTTCTACACAAGTTATTTACTCTTAATAAGTTTACCTCTTTTCAGCAAATTAATCAACTTCGTATTCTGTGATGCGCCACCTTTGTAATTTTTAATGCCGTTTAAAGTTGCAATTTTCTCCCTGTTTTTCTTCGAAGAATTGATTTTTAATGATTTCAGGGCATCTACAATCGAACTGGATTTTCCACGATATTTAGGATAATATACAGTCTTTGTCTTAGCCGGAGTTTTCTTAGTCTCTTCAACCTTTTTACTCGTTGGCTCTTTATACACTACATTTAAGTCAAAATTACCAGAGTTGCCAGTCGAAATGACTTTCGGAAACCTACCAGAGCTAGTATACTGCCATGCAATATTGGCCGCGTCTGGCTTTTTCTCCTGATCTGGTGCAGTTGCAATCTGCATACGTTTGTTTGAGTTGTAATATCTTGCAATCCACCAATTGTTACACTTTACGAGTTTTCTATCAATATGTTCGTTGTAATAACTCATGCCGGTGTAAACGCCGAACAGATAACCTCTCTTCTCTACAACCTGCTGTGCAGCGTTAATAATCTCGGCAATCTTTGTTTTGTTTAACGATGCCTGTACCTTATCCTCGATATCAAACCACACGCCATACTCAAAGTGTGTTTTATCAATTTTATCAAGAATATCACAGACAAGCTCCATGTCGCTTTTAGCCTTTGTCGCTGTAGTTGCGTAAGAGTAATTATATACTCCCCAGGCAATTTCGTTCTCGTTGCAAGCCGCATAATTCTCGTTGAACTTTTTATCTCTGTTCAGATCTTTTCTGATGATTTTTAAGATAGCACCTTGGCAGCCGTATGTCTTCGCTTTTTCCCAGCTTACGACTCCGTTATAACTCGATACATCAACTAATTTTCTCATGCCTATTCCTCCTTACTTTCCTGTGGCATCTCGTCTGTCATATCGCTCAATGCCTCTTTAATGTGTTCTTTCAATTTTTTCGGTACTGGCAGTCCACATAATGTCATATTTTTTAAAATAGAAACGGCCTCATAAAGAACAAATAACAGGCAGAAAAATTCGCATACACCTAATTTTTGAATACCCAATAATTTTATGTACTGCTCCGGAATCATAAAGAGCATATTAATGTGCATGATAATGTCTACAAGCATCAGTAAGCCTACACTGAGCAGCATAGCCGCCTTTCTGATTGCTCCGTCAATTCCTACGCAAGAATTAAACTTATGTTCTTTAATCGCCCGGAGCACTCCCAAGATAGTGTCTAATACGACAGCGATTAATAAAATTTCAAAAAATGAATTTCCTGTAAGTAATTTCAACGTTTCCTGAATCATAATCTTTCCCTCCTATTTCTCAGCAAAAACTAATACATTACTCCATCTCCCTGGATAGTTGCCGTACCATGCACGGATTTTTACATAATATTTTCCATGCACCATTTCACAATCATCTTTCTTGCAATCACACTCAAAAGCTGCCCAATGGGCTTTTGAGCTTCCGGAAAATTTATATATGTAAGTCTTTGTCTTGTTTTTAAATTTCGGGTCTCTCGAAAATTGATTCTCGAATCCGGTTGCCTTTTTCGCAGGGGTCCACTTGTACTCTATGACTCTCCTATCTTTTTCACTGTCGTATTTGTTCTGCACTGCTGTTGCCTTAGGCCGTGGAGATACCGCTGCATAAATCATGTTTCTATAATTATTTCTACTAACAGTCCTTGCTGAAACATTTGACGGAATAATCATTCCGGCTACAAGCAGCATTGCTAACATTAAACATAATTTCTTCTTCATAACTTTTCCTCCTATTTTACAATTACTACGCCTCTGTATGTTTTGTTCGTACACCTTCGTACATTTTCTTTCTTAACAGTTACTACACTTTTCTTTCCGTCCGAAAACCTCCAAATCTTTCCCGTTTTTGAGTCCACAAGCAATACCACGGTATGAGTCGGGTTGCCCTCTTCAAACAGGACCATATGGCCTTTTTTCAACTTCACATTTAGCTGTTCGGTCGTTAAAGATTTGTGATAAGTTGCCGGCTTCCCTGAGCAGATCATATTGATTCCCCTCGCAATTTCCGTGAGCGGATACTTTGCGCCACACTTCAATTTCTTCTTTACATAAGCAAGACACTGCTGCATATTTTTCTTGATGCCCTTGTAGCGTAGAGCCATGTAAAACGCCACCAGACTGCATCCATGATGCTGGATAAAGTCGCTCTTGAAATCATGCTGACTTGGGACAGGAATCTGTCTTCCATTGTCTAAAATAATTCGCCACGGATATTTCTTTTTTCTCTTCCTGTTTTTTGTTGCTACTGTTCTCATTGTTTTCACCTCCTTAGAGAACAAAAATACACAATAGTATCAATAAATACCATTGTGTATCATGTAAAATATGTTATTATAATTTTATAACCTAATTTCATAGGTTAGTATTTTTTTCATTTTTTAAAAGCAGCTCCGAAAGGGGCTGTTTTCCTTTTTTTATTCGTTCATCGTCTCCTGCAGCTTTGCAGCTTTTTCAATCGCTTTTAAGTCTGTGTCCGTCAGTACGCCGCCCTGGAGTAGTTCGAGCTATAAGGTATCAATGATTCCTGATTGAAGCTGGATGATTTCTGACTGTTTTTCAATCATTTTCAAAACGCTGTTCATACACTTCACCTTCTTCTGTTGTTTCTGTCTCTCCGAGCAAGATTGCGATTGGTTCGCTGTCCCCGCTACGAAACAGAGCAGTTCTACTTTTACCTGCCCAATCATCCGTCAGAAACTCAAATTCTGCATACAAATAATTTCTACTGTTACGAACCGGCACGAAAGTATCTGTCCTGGTAATAATCTGATTATTTACAACAAAGTGTAATACCGGCTGCATTTTCATCCCCCCTTCTATAAAATTCTTGGGATTAACATTAGTTCTAGGTATGTTTTACTAGTGATATCCTTAGACTCTCTCCGTATTTCAAAATGTTGTTGTTCACCCGCATTAAGATTAAACCGTTGTATTTTCCCTTCTGAATATTTATATGCTACTGCGGTTCCGGGTCTATAATAATAATAGACTATCACCCCTTCCGGAATAATAATTGCTAACTTTCTTGAGGTCTTCACACTAAAAGTAGTGCTCTTTAAAACTGAAGAACTTAACGCAAAAGTCAAATCTATTATGTCAGTCAATCCTTTTATCTGCCCCCTTACTGCTGCTCCCGCAGTGTCATACGTTGTGCCATCTACACCGACTCTAATATCCGATACTTCTTTTGTAATATCTGGAATTTTTACTTTTCCGTCATAATCTAATATGTGTATAGTCGTATAAAGTGTTATCCACGTATCATCAAAATCGGCTTCTCCAGTGAAAGAAATCGTATCACCCTCATTTAAGCTAACAATAAAATTTGTAAATTCTTCGTCAGTCTCTCCCACTAAACTAATCATGTATTCGTTTTTTTGTACATCATTAATTTTTAACCTTGCATATTGTCTACCCGTGGACGCATTTACGCCGGTAACTTGAACTTTACAATCAAATGAATACAACCCACTTTTTTTAATCTGAATCTTTGAATCACTGGAAATTGTTATGAAATTTCCTAAATTTTCAGATTTAGAACTAATGTTTTTAAAAACATTTAAAGTTGTCTCTGCAGTAGATGCCTGCGCATCACTTTTACATGACATTAAAAAATTATCGGCTTTATATTCTACAACATTATCGGTAGTGTCCTTAACAAGATTATCAATTCTTTTCCGTTCTATACCTACCTCAGCCTTACGGTCGGCGGTTTCTTTTGATAGATTTGCAGATACCTCTCTGATTTCCTTGACTGTTGCCGCAACCGAATCTGGATGCCCAGTCGCATCTTTATAGCATTGTTCTATCGCATCATGAATACTATCTCTTACTTCTTCTCCGTAAACGGCTTCTTTTATCTTTTTCAGATACTCATTTATAAGTCCCATCTTTTCTCCTTTCTACTCTATACGTTTCCACATATAACAAGTAATGTACGGCTGTAAGTTATTGTGTGCATTACCGCCTCCGGCACTCTCCACCGTCGCACTTGCCACATGGCTATGCGTTGCATTAATTTTAAATCCGTCTTTGTATTTTGTTGTTTTATCTGTATTACTCGGATAAAAAGCAGTATCGTCACCTGATGCACTACATATGCCGCTTACCGTGTTCCCCGGACCCCAACTTGCACTCTGCCCTGCAAAATTATGCGCTGTACCTGTAAGTGATTTTTCTGTAACTTTAACTGTTGTAGAATGTTTGTGTGACGGCATTTCATTAATTGATAATGTGTGTGTTTTCTCACCGCCAGTCTTTTCAACCGTTGAAAAATCACCGTCCGATGTGTTTACACTCACGGGTACCCGACCAGCTCCCCACGTTACCCATGTGCCACCGAAAAGCGTTCCGGGGTTTGTGTTATTTACACTCATATAAATACTACCTACGGGGTATACTTTATCGAGCGTAACCCCGCCAGATGAATGAGCGTCAATGTAATTTTTTATTTTCGCCCACAATCTCGTCAAACCGTCGTTATCCAGATAACCCATAATCCCACCTCACTTTATACACAAATAGCGTCAATCTGCGCGTTTGTGATTGCCGTAATAGTAAAGATTTCGCCCAGCGGGTCCCATGCGGTACCATTCCAAGCTACGTTCATACCTGCCCCGCCGTACTTACTAGCCGCCTCAATATTGTAAACATCACCGGTACGCTGTCCGGTTGTCGGCAACTTTTCAGTGGATGCGACAGAACCGCAATATTTATACATATTTGTGATTTCTGATTTCTTAGCGTATGTACTCGACAAGGTGGCGTTTGTCGGTAACGCATCGAGCTTACTTTTATCGGTCGCACTCATAACACCGGCCGCATTACTAGTTGCCCCACTAAAGACAAACCCACATAAATCTACGGCCGCCTCACCTTCATCCCTCGTAATCCAGAAGCCGCATTTATCCGCAGAGGGATTGTAAGCCCTCGTTTGTAAGCTACCCCAATAGCCACTCCCGAATAACACCATAGTCTCATGTCCTGCCGCTGGTGCCGGTACGAGTCCATGAGTACCCATTGCGTCACCACTTGCGGCGGCTTTAAAATCACTGTAAGTGGTATCGTTATCCGCGCCCCAAATAGCTGTGCCATCTGCGCTCCAACGTAAGATTTGACCGGAAGAACCGCCCGCCGGGATGTGTTTGTTACCACTTGTCGTAGGATGTGTATAGTTGTTCGCGTTTGTGGCAATACCGTCTAATTTCTTTTTATCTGCCGCGGTCATAAGACCGTGTGCGGACTGAGTAGCGTCGTTATAGGTTGTGTTATTGTCATTAGCCCAAACCGCAGTACCATCCGCGGACCATTTAAGGAACTGACCAGCTGAACCACCTGATGGGATGTGTTTGTTACCACTCGAAGTTGGATGAACATAATTGTTCGCACCACTCGCGATACCATCCAATTTCTTTTTATCATCAACACTCATAAGACCGTGTGCCGACTGTGTCGCATCAGAATAGGTTGTATTTGTAGGGGTATCCCAGGTTCCATCTCCCCGTAAATACTGTGACTGTTTACCTGCCGCCGGTGCAGGTACCAGACCATGCGTACCTGCTGCGGAACTTGTTGCACCTTTCATGTCAGCATATGTGGTGTTAGCCGGTGTTCCCCAAGTTCCGTCTGCTTTTAAATATTTACCTTCGTTTCCTTTCGTTGGAGCAGGTACTAAACCGCTACCGCCATCTGCGGATGCTGTCGCCCCTTTAAAATTACCATATGTCGTGTTTGTGTCCTGTGTCGTAATCGTTCCGGTTGTTCCATCACCTTTGGTAAATGTAATGGTTTTACCACTTACCGAGAGATTAGTAATCCCTTTATTAAAAAGTCCTTTAATTTTGTTCCATAAATAAGTAACGCCATTATTGTCTAAATAAGCCATTTTATCACCTCATCGTTTTTTATTTACATATTTCGTCTAGTTCCAAGTTTGTTATCGCTTCTATATCTTTCGATTGCGCGATAGATATCGCCATGTCTGACTTGTCGTTTGCTCCGCTAGCCGTTTCTCTTACTTTTTCTACATTGTTATTTATAATTAGAACACTTTTTTCAAATGTAACTTCATTGGAAAAAGTTTTTTCTGAAAGTGTGGATAGTGTTTTTCCAAGCGTAATTTTTGTATTTGAAGGATTTTCCAAATCTATCTCGTATTTGTTAACGAGATAATATGTAGATTTGTCTCCCGGAGTGCTTAACAGATTATGATGCGTTGACACGCAAGGAATCAAATCTCCCAAGCCTATGGCATCAATCTCCACATCAATTTTATGCAAATCCACCGCTGTCAGTTCAATCGTAGTTGTCAGATTAATGCACTTGTTTAGATATTCCTGTGCTTTTTTTAGGAGGGTGTTTGGATTATTAATATCGGGAAAATCCACCTTATCATATATCCACCCATAAAGCTCAACTGCCTCTGGGCTGTAAATATAGTCCGTTCCATCGTGTCCTTCCGCGGTCTTGATTGTTACATTATTTGCACCAATCGGAGCTCCAATTGGAATAATTGCCGTTTTAATGTCTTCTGCTTTTACATACTTCTGAAAATCAAGAAGATTTTCTCCGAATCGGATTACCTGCGTACTGACTTTTCCGTATTGCTTCACATAGTCAAGGTAACGAACATTATTTTCATAGCGCACCCTAAGATAACCTTCGTATTTTTCAAGAAAATTCGTATTAATAAAATCCCAGGTAGTTTCATAGTTTGTCGCCAAAGTTTTAATTTCTACTGAATCAATATCAACAATTCCTATTTCAAACTGCTTTTCTTTTTCTACTTGAGAATTATGTTCTTCTATTAATCGTTTAAAAATTACAATATTAGTATCTGCCTTATGAATTTCTCCCGACTGGCTTCCATAAGTGTGTGGACGCTGAATTGTGTCAAGTAAATAAGATAACTCTCCTTCGCATGTAATCCGACCAGTATATTCAAAGTCTCGCTGATCAGTAATGGAACGGCCACAATATAGCAATCTTGAAGCCTCCCCACTATCTGATATGTCAACATCATATACTTTCAATCGAGATTTCAATTTCTTTATATCGTTTACATGAGGATGAGAAGGGAGTATGCCGAACTCAAAACTCCCTGTCTTATTAAGTTCAAGAGAGATTTTTGGTGTTATAAGCTGATACTCCTCGTCTCTCACATCATGCAGCGTTTTATCATCACAATAAATGCGATACATTACAGCAGCCCTCCTCTATAATCGACCGAAATAGTAGCCTTTCCAGAAAAAGTAAGGATATTTTCCCCTTCTTTGATACAAATACCAAAAACTTTGTTTTTGCCAGGTGAAAGATTATAGATTACCCCTTCATAAGATACCTGTATAGCTGTACTGCAAGAGATTACCGGCACAATTCTTTTTCTTCTGCCTGGTATTACAAGTTTATATGTACCATCCACAACAATATCTTTATAATTTCGGATGATGCCCGTTCTAAAATTAAAAGTATCCCATTCCCAATTTTCAAGACTAGAAAACTTTTCGTATTTATACGGGTCAACGCTCCCAGACAAGGTAAGAGTTCCTTCTACCCTGTCTGATTTTTCGACTTCAACATTTAGCCTTCCAATATAATAAAAATCCGGGTCATTATCCAGGATTATCTTATATTTTCTTCCGGCCAAGTAATTTGCTATCTCTGAAATTCTAATACCCCAATCGTAATAGTCCTGTTCAGGGGTTTCAAATTCAAGAGTAAGGGTTCTGATTTTGTATTTCACATCCCCTCCAGTAAGAGATTCCGTAAAATCTAACACCCCGTCCATTCCCGGAATATCCTGCTCATACGTTTTTGCCTCTGGAAAACCAAGAGTAATTTTTGTCCAACCAAGTCCCCAGTCCTTAAGGGTATGTTTGTTTCCAATCTGCACACCTAAGCTTCCTCTGTACATTTTAAACGCCCCCTCTTGCTTTTCTGGCTGCCATATTTCCTAAGTACGCATCAATATAAGGCACCGAAGTCCTCGCTATCTCCCGTCCATCAAGATTAGTCACAAGCTCAATCTTTTCTGGTCCATTGTAAATTGTCTGACCTGCATCTCCTGCCAGTGCCGCTGTAAGCTGCGGCTGAATACTTGCAGATACTTTTGATACCTGTCTCGATAAAGCCGCTTGTGTTCGACCTGCAATATCCGGAAGAGATACTTTTAAGTTTGCCTTTGCAAAACGCTCTGCAAGGGTCTCTGATACATTTTCAACCTGACGGTAAAGTCGCGGAGCTTCTGCTTCATGTCCCTTTTCGGCTCCTTGTATGTTATAAACACCAATCCGCTTAAATACCCTTGATGGAGATTTTATTTTCAGCTGTTTTTTTGCAGTCTTTACAAGGTTTGCACAGATTTTCTTCATTGTTTTTGAAAGGTTTCTTGACTCGCTATCCATTCCTGCAGTAAGTCCTTTCGCAATATTTGTTCCAATCTGGTTCATCTCTGCCTGTAGATCATCTGTTGCTTTTTTTAATTTGTCTTGATATTCTTTCTGAATCTTACCAAAATCATCTGAAAAGAAGTTCTTTGAAAAAGTCTCTGAAGAAGAATACATCGTATTCCAATCATTTAAGTATGCTTTTTGTTCTGCAGATGTCATTCCCTGGAACCAGTCCATATAGGCTGTCGCTTCATCCATATTCATTCCTAAGATTTTATCCATCATGGATTCTGGAATCTTATTCTCAAGAGCTTTCAAATTGGTCTGATACCGTTTGATATCTGCAATGTTCTGTTTCAAATCATAGACATTTCCCCAGGATCGCTGTTTTTCTGTGAGAGTATCCATTTTGCTTTTGATATCATTGTATTTAGTCTGATATGTCTCAGAAAGTTCCTGTATACTCTTTTCTGCAATCTTGGTAATACGGGTAGATTCTTTCTCGAAGGCATCATTATAAGCCGCTGCCGCCTTTTCTCCGGCCGTTTTAAGCTGTGACTCCTGTTTCTTATCTGCAGCTTTCATCTGCTTGAGCCTTTTCTTTAATGCGGCTTTTCTCTTCTTGTTTGCCTTTTTGCTTCCTAGCTTATCAATTTTATTTTGAAGCGCCTCTTCTTTCTTCTGATTGGCATTAGATAGACTTTCTTGCTGTTGATCAATAATTTCCTGTATTGTTTCAGAAGAACGAGACTTTGATGTACTCAGCGATGTAGATAATCCAGACAGCAGATTGCTTCCTATTTCAGAATATTTTCCGCTTTTAGAAGCATTTTGTGCCGCACTAAGTGCTTCGTTCACAACACTTTCCATTTCTCCGACAAGCTCGCTTTTAGATTCTCTTACACCTTTTGCAATGCCTTTCGGGATATTCTTTCCGATAATGTTCTTGAACTTCCGAGAAGGAGAATGAATATCAAGTTCATCTGCAGAAGCTGTTAGAGCTGAGGCACACATTGCTCTTGATGCATTAACTACAGAATCGGTATTATCCTTAATACCTGCTGCCATGCCGAGGGGTAAGTATTTGCCGACCTCATTTTTCATCACCCTGGATGGTGATTTAATCTTAGCTGCAGCTTTCGCCGCTGCTACGGCTGCTCTTACTGCACTTCTGGCCGCTGCCGTTACAAATGGAGTCCCTGAATGAATACCGGATGCGATACCGGCAGCCATATTTCTTCCGGCTGACACAAAACCAGCTTTTCCAGAGCTTGCACCTGTCTTTGCAGAAGTAGATAGCGTTTTTCCTGCTTTTTGAGCCGCTCCTTTTTGGGATGCTACACCAGAAATATATGACTTAGCATTTTTACTACCAGCAGATTTCCACTGCGAAGTTGTAGAAGCCACACTGGTTGCTCCGCCTTTTCCAATCTCTTTTCCTGTCTTCTTTACAGTGCTTACCGCCTTCTTACCTTCGTCTGTAACAGATTTATAAGTACTTTTTGCTGCAGCACTATTATTGGTTGCTTTTAACTTGCTATTTTTCTCAATCTCTTTTTTGGTACTTTTTGCTTTCTGACTCGCTGTATTAAGCGATGAAGTATAAGCTGAGGTATTTATCCCTTTAATCTTGCCGTTTCCAATATCTTCAACATTCTTCTTAATCTTAGTCGCTTTTTCTTTTGTCAGTGTCTCTGCCTGTGTTGTCGATGCTACACCAGAACCGCTAAGCAGTTGATTTATTGCCTCATCAACACTGATTTTGCCTTGCATGATACTTTGAGCTAGTTCTTCCGGAATTTCTTTTCCAGAAATGCCAGCTTTTTCTGCTGCACTGCTAAAATCCAGAAGCGTGTTCATCTGATTAATCGCTGATTGAAAGTTTATCGAGCCATCTGAAATACCCTGCAATAAATACTGAGGAATTTCTATTCCGGCTTCCTGTGCCTGTTGAATCAATCCGTCAAGATTAATAAGCCTTTTTAAACCGTCACCCGTAGTTGGAGCTTTATAGTTTCCAGCTTTAATATTTTCTAATACTGTCTCTGGAATTTTCTTTGCTTTTATTCCAGCATCTTTCGCAAGTTTGTCTAAATTAGAAAGAAAATCACTATAATTTGTCTGGGTTGTAAATTTATCAGAATATGTTGTGAGTTCTTTGTTGGCTGCATTAAGATTCTTTTCTGATTTATCAAGAGCCTTCTCTGTTGTTTGCAGGCTCTTCTCATATTTCATTAAATCTTCTGCGGCTTTAGCTAACTCTTTATTTCCACTTCCAAGTCCCTTTTCTTTTTCAAGCTTATCAAATTTTTCTTGCGCTGCATTCTTCTTTTCAAGTGCTTCCGTATACTTCTCTGTCGCATTCTGATTAGCTACCTCAGCCTCTGCAACTTTTTCTGCTGCACTTTCCATTCCTGACTGATATGCCTTTGCCATTGCCTGCTCTTTTAAAGCTTGAATGTTTCTTTTGATTGCCGCAGTGGATTGATTCAGCTTATCTTTCTGCTCGTCATATTGTAAATTCAAATCCGGTAAGATATCATTTAACTGCTGTACTGTACTTTTTATCTGCTGTTTTGTTCCAGTATCCTTTTCCTGTACACCAATCAGACTCTTCAATTTAGAGAGAAGATTATCTGCCTGAACTCCTTGGGTCTTTACATCATTGACATTTTTCGCATTATCTTTATGCATGGAACGAATAGAACTTGCTACTTCATCCTGTTCCTTTTTCAATTTCTTGCAAGACTGTGCAAACTTGTCTGCTTCAGTTGTACTTTTTTTCTGTGTTAAAGTATAAGCAACCATTCCGGCCGTTAATGCTCCACCGGCAACAACTGCTAATGCAATAGGATTCGCCAATACACCAATCGCTCCAGAAAGAAGCCCTGTTGCTGTAGTGGCTGCCAATGCTTCTCCTGTGAACAACTTCACAACTGTTCCAAGAATCGTCATTCCCGTGCTTGCGCCAGCCATAGCAACTTGCGTCTCCGCAAAAGCAGTAGAAATCGTCTTTACGACCGTATACCCCTTAACAACCGTCAACAAGCTAGCTGCTACTGGAAGTGCAGTCTGAATATTTTCACCGGCAAACTGCGCTGCTCCTCCAAGAACTTTTAAACCACCAGCACCAACAGCCTTTGCAGTAGTGCCTAAGTTTTTCACAGTCGTAATCGTTTCTTCTGGGATAATCGCTTCAATGCCGTTGTCTTTTATCGTGGTCGATAAACTCCTAATCTCTGTCGCGGCAGCTCTAACAGCTTTCTTAGCAGGATTCTTGATATTATCATATAATTCGATTCCTGCCGACTCTGCAGCAGAGCCTAATTCATATAATGCCCCCTGTAGGTTATCATTCATGATATCGGCCTGATCCTGTGCCGCTCCAGATGCATTATCAATCGCTTTTGATAAATTATCAAAATCTGACTCGCTTGCATTTATGATTGCAAGCAATCCAGACATTGCTTCCTGGCCGCCAAGTGCAGAAGCGGCGGCGGCTTTCTCATCTTCCGGAAGTCCTTGTAGCGAATCCCTCATGTTTTCCATCACTTCCATAAGGGATTTCATGGAACCATCGGAGTTTTTAATGGAAATTCCGTACTTTTCCATAGCTTTCGCCGCATCGGATGGAGGGCTTGCAAGGCGTGTAAGTATACTTCTTAAAGATGTACCTGACTGGCTTCCCTTGATTCCTGCATTTGCCATTAATCCGATTGCCTGAGATAAATCTTCTATGTTGTATCCAAGTGTTCCAGCAAGTGGTGCAGCATATTTGAAGGTTTCCCCCATCATTGCCACATTTGTGTTAGAACTACTTGCCGCTGTTGCTAATACATCCGCAAAGTGAGCACTATCACCTGCCTTTAATCCCATAGCTGTGAGGGCATCTGTCACAATATCAGAAACCGTTCCAAGGTCTTCACCAGAAGCCGCTGCCAAGTTCATGACACCAGGAAGACCATCAATCATCTGCTGTGAATTCCAGCCAGCCATAGCCATATACTTAAGTCCTTCTGAAGCTTGCGTAGCAGAGAACTTTGTTGTAGCCCCCATTTCTTTCGCCTTGTTCGTTAATGCTTCTAAATCTTTTCTGGAAGCACCAGAGATTGCCTGCACTTCACTCATTCCAGCTTCAAAAGACTTTCCCGCATTAATAGCAGCTGTGCCGGCGGCAACTGCTCCAGCACCAGTAGCAGCCGTAATCGTACTTACAATACTTTTTATCTTGCTGCCGGCACCCGTCCAATACTGTGTAGCCTTTTCAGAAGATTCTTTATAAGGCTTGCTTGGATCCGACTCTGGTTTACTGGATTCTCTGGTCTTTTCCCGTTCCTTATACTGTTTTTTCTCTTCTTCTGTTACTCTTTTACTTGATTTCTTTACTTCTTCTTCTGCCTTTTTTGTAGAATCAATCACCTGTTTACTCGCAGAACTGGCTGTATTTTTTACTTCCTGTCCTGCCTGTTTCGCAGAGCTTTCTGTCTGCTTGGAAGCCTGTTTCGCAGAAGTTTCTATCTGTTTTACTGACTGCTTAACAGAACTTTCCGCTTTTTTTGCAGCTTGTGCAGTGTCTTTTTCAAGGCTTTTGCTTAAACTATCAAGCTCCTTTTCTGCTTTTTCAGAATTAAGCTCAACTTCAATCTCAATATGTCCATCCGCAGACATAGCTAAACCTCCTATAAAATTCGTCTGCGTCTGTCATCCATGTTCACACTGCACGTTCCTTAGGGCTGCAGCTCCATCCCTTATAAAATTCCTGTCAGATCACCATCACCAAGAAGTGCCTGCGTGATCTTGTCCTGTCTTTCTCTTTCTTCCTCTGAAATGTCTTCCGGAAGTTGGTACAACCGTTTCATCCGGTTGTAAAATGCTTTCTGTTCTTTCTCCATTCCTTTCGTATCGATTACGCGATACGTTATAATCTTGCTTATCATGCAGTCCTCAGAAAGAGCAGAAAAAAGAGCAGAGAACTTCCACCAGTGAAGTTCCTGCTCTGCTAAATCAATATGATATTGTTCAAAGAAAGCTGCATAAATATAATCTGCATCATAGTTATAATTATAAATCTTTTTTCCGCTGCCCGACTTTTTCGACTTCTTTTTATCAATGTTTTCTTTTCCACATTCATAGAACCACAGCATCGCATTGATTGCTTCGTTGATGTCATTCGGAATCTCTGGATAGTAAAGTTCTAAGCCATCTTTATACTTTGCAAGTAGTTCGGCTGTCTCTCTGTCCATTTCCTTATCCAACAAACAAAGCTCGTTTGCAAATTCTTTCTGTTTCTCTGTAAGTTCTTTTTTCTGCATCAATATTTCAAATTGAATCGAAGTTCGGAAATCAGAGTTTATCTTATATAATTTTCCATCTACCTCAACTTGCTCTGGCGGCTTGTCCATTAAGATATTCATAATTATGCAAAGAGACCTTTACTTGCGGCTTCTCCATATTCTTTAACCTGTGCGTTGTTTAAACGTGTCAGCTTCTGCGTTGCCGCTACACGTTCTCCCAGGTCATATCCTTTAAACATCTTCTCGACGGCTCCTTCTCCTAATATAGTATCAAGAAAAGCATCAATAATTTTGCATTCTGCAATAATATCATCTGCACTAAGAAGATTCCCTACTCCTACAACATCTTTTTCATAGTCTTCAAGTGCTTTTGCTGTTTTTGTTGCTTCGGGAATAAATTTTCTTGTTGTCTCTGCTTCCAATGCCGAGAAATAAAACTTCTCTCCATTCCACTGAAATGTCTTATTCATGCTGCCTTCTCCTTTCCTATGCTTTTGGTGTGAAAGTCTTTGTTTCCGTATTAAATGTACCTTCTACTGGGTCACCTTTATCGTGAAGTGTACCTTCTACCTGCAGCTCTCCGTCATTATCTGCAAAAGAGGAAATTTCCACTGCAGTATTAAAACACCTTGCCTCAAAAGTATTTTCTTTTGATTCTACTGGTTTATCTAAATCAACACGCACTAAAGAACGTTCCGCATCTCCTCCCGTCTTTCTTAACTTTCCAATAGATACAAAATCCTCAATTACCTTTTCTGAAAGAATCTGGTCCGCTGTAAACGGATGCGTTCCTTCATAAGATGTAATAGAGGAAGTAGAGGATTTATCATTGATATACTTCTTTGAAGAAGTCTGTGCCCCCGGCTCTTCATCTAATTTTTCAAAACCTGTGCCGGCTAACTCATAAGCTTCTCCAACTTCGATATATGCCGCTTCCTGGTATCTCTGTTTTACTTCTTTACTTGTATTCGCCATTATCTTCTAGCCTCCTGTTTATAAATAATCCTGCACTGTATCTGATACTTTGCCTTGTCAAGTTCCGTATCAAACACATAGCCGCATGTGATTGCTTCAATTTTTTTAATTGTCTTGCCGGCATCCAATTCCGGAAAATCTCCTGCCTCAGATACCTCTTCTAACCAGTCTGAAAAATGTTCATAGAATCCGATATTATCAAGATTCTGACGCACTTCTTCTGTGTACAGCTCCCGACTGGAAAAATTAAAAAGACACTGCCGCGTTGTATTCCCGGCAATGTCTCTCTTAGTAACCTGCTGTCCTGGAACAGAATCAATCGAATAGCTCGTGCTATCCTTTCCAAGTCTGTCTACGGAAAGGCTCTTATAATATTCATCAAGATACGGGCATTTCTTTACAATCTCCCGCACCGCTTCCATTACCATCATTTTGCTTTTCCTCCAATATAATCAGCCACACTCTGGGTAATCTCCTTGCCTCTGTCTGCCCACATTCGCTTATCCCATTCTCTTCCTCTTAAGCCATCGCCTTTATGCTCATAATACTGTCTACGAGCGTAAGGAGTAACATATTCGATAGAATTTTCATGTTCTACGGCTGTATTTTTAAGCGGACCATTAAGGAACGGAACATAAGGGTCTGTCTTGCGCCTTACCTCGCTTACCATATACCTCTGTGCCTGCCCGCCTTTTCCAAGCTTTCTTTTTGCCAATATTGCACTAGCAGGGTCTAACCGAACCTTTACCCTCATTCTGCTGTCACCTTCCAATGCTGCATCGTAGGGCTTCCGTTATCGTTAGTTTCTATAACAGCAATTACCCTTACGCTGCCATACTTATCTTTAAGGTGTTCCACATCTTTCTGCTTTGTAAGTTCGTCTGTGACAACTCCTTTAACAATAATATCCTCTGGAGCAAGTGTGAAGAATTTATCCTTTTCCTGCTCTGAATTAAAATTAACCGGAGAACAATATTTTTTCTCTGTATCAATCAGAAACGGAATATACACCTCTGCTACATCGGCACTTACTACTCCAGTATCAGATGGCAGGACCTTTGTTGCATCCTGCCAGTTCACTCCTTTAAGTACTGTCCGGTAATATTTATTGCTTCCTTCGTCTCTGTCATAGACTTTATTATAAATCGTCACAGAAGCGTTAGTGATCATTAGAAACACCCCCTATATAACAATCCGGTTGTGGCAAGGTAAGGATATGCTGCAGCATATTGTTTTTTACGAAGAACTTTTTCTTTAATCTGACCGTCTGCCTGCTCTGTTACATAAGAAACTGACAACTTTCCAACCGTTTCAGATTTCTTTTCCCCTTCCGTAGAGCTTTCAGCTTTATAAATAACTTCCGCAACTGCACAGGCTGCAGCTTTCACTTCCTCTGGAATATTGTTTTCATCCACTCTTGAAAAAGTAATTGCCTTAATATATGTGCTTGCTCTTGTGATCACACGCTGGAACTGCTCGTTTGGGATAATATTACCGCCGTACTCTGTCATGTAAAATGCAAGGTCTGCATATCTTACCATAAAGTCACCGCCTATTCTCCTGCTTTTAATACAGCAAATGGACATCTCTTTGTTTTATCTGTTTTTAATGAGTTGATTGGGTTTGGAATCTCCCATCCAAGACGCATTACAGCACGAAGAGCAACCATATCATTCTGCATCAAGTTGTACGCAATCGTTCCGTCCGTATTCTGGACAACGCCCTCGGTAAATAACTTAAATGTAATATCTTGACGGATTGCATAAACAAGCTGACTGAAATCTCCGGAAATCATAAGGGCCTTTGATTTGTCAAACGCTCCATTGTTCGGGAAGTTCATTGGAGAACCATCTAAAGCATAATTGGTACTTCCCTGCATATCGCTCTTGAAGATTGGATTTCCGTTTGTATCTTTAAGGCCTCTTAATTTTGCACGCATAGAAATATCTGCCATATGTCCGTTTACAAAATAGCCGCAGTCTTCCACTTTCGCGATAACCCCATCTTCTGACATGATCTTGTCATACAAATCATCACCGGTGCCGTATGTTACTACGGTTCCTGCCTTTGTTGCAGTTGCAACTACTCCATCTCTCCATGTAGATGGCTTTTCTGTTCCAAACAGTACGGCTCCATCAATAACCTTTCCGAAAGCTTCCGTTACTCTTGGCTTTACCTCGGCCCAAATATCATATTCTGAATCATCAAGTACAGATTCTGGGATTGGAACAATAACCGCAATCTCTTCTGCTACAATAAACTTCTTATCCCATGCCTGCTTAGTTGTCTTTTTCTGGCCAGTATCACCATTTACAAAATAAGCGATTGGTAACATATCAAGAACCGGAACTTTATACTGCTTGCTTGTCATGTTGGCAAGCTTTCTTCCTCTTGACAGCACCGCTGACTGTGTGATTGTTCCCTGGATAATCTCATTTGCTTCCTGTACCGGAATCAGGGAATCCGCACCGCTACGGTCAATGATCGTCGCATCGCCCTCAAAAATTCTTAAGTTCATTCTTTCTCTTTTCAATTCATTCATCTCCTATCTTCTTGCCGCTGCACGAATCGCATCATTAATGGATGCATTTACATTTCCTCCAGATCCGTTAGAGTCGCTTCCTGTAGATGTAGATACTCTATAAGAAGAACCTCCCACAAATCTCGGATTCTCTTTTAAATACTTTTCCGCAGCCTTTTCAAATGTTGTTTTATCATCTACAAGCTTCGATACCTTAAACATGACATAATCAACATCTTCCGCTTTTACACCTTTCCCTGAAAGGAACTTCTCCTGCTTCATCTGCTGGGCTTCTTTAAGTGCCGCATCACGTTCCTGTTGCATCTGCTCAATATTCGGCTGGTTCTTTTTCTGCTGGGCTTTATAATCAGTAATTGCCTGGTTCACCTGTTCTTCTGACATACCCTGCTGCTGAAAGTATGATTTTAATGCAGAACGCTCTGCCCTCTCTGCTCTTGCGTTAGCAATTTCCTCTGCCTGCGCGTAACTGTAAGTCGGCTGTCCACCGCTCCCAGCATTATTCTGATTATTGTTATCTCCTCCAGCACTTCCTCCCGGTTCTCCGGCACCAGCACCACCGCTGTTTTCAAAAATTCTTAAGTTCATTCTGTTCTTTTTCATGATAAATACCTCCATACATGAGTGTTATTCCAGAGCTTTTTTCGTCATCATGTTTTGGACATAATAAAAGCACCCTTCCAGATGTTTAGATGAATCGTATGCAATTATATTCCTGGTTAATATCTGTCATTGCAAGGAACCAGGAATCAATTAATAGCTTTCCTTTCTCGGACAACTCTTTCCACTCAATTAATGCGGATCCGCTGCCTAAGTCTGTTGTTATCTTATCTTCTGTCAAATCCTGCAATGAATTAATCAAACTGTTTGTCAATGCCGAAACAGCCGTACACGCTCGGTCAATTCCGTCTTTACCCTTTCTTCCAGCGTGTCCCTTTAGTTCTACCTTGTTCTTTCGAACGCTTACTTCAATCAAAATAACCCTCTCCTTTCTCAAAATAAGTATAAAAATAACACGCATTTCTGCGTGCTGTAATCTTATTCACTATATTTGCACATCTGGCATTTTTCTCTTGCTGCCTCGATATCTTTTACTTGTGACAATTCTTCTACTGAGGATACCTTAAAAAATCTATGCAGGCACATCATAGAATCATAACACAAATCTGGATGAACGACCTTGCCGTAAACAGGGCAATAATGTTCCTTATCATAATTAATCTCATTATCTGACATATTTCTTAATCACCTCCAAGATTCTTTCTGTGTTACTATCAAAATCTTCTTTTTTCCATGCCGTTTTATAAATCCAACCTTCATCAGTCTTTGTGATAACACACACACCGTCTTTACTATAAAAAGCTTGCCTCTTGCCGCCCCATTGGTTCAACATTATATCCGCATTTTTCATATAGCTTCTGATTTCATCATCTGTTATTTTTCTTTTTAACATCCTCTGCATGATATGATACGGCTCATGTTTTCCTTCTGGCAAGATGAAAGCTTGCTTGCATACCGGCGGTAATACAATCCCTTTTGCTAGTTTCTCTTTTTTCAAAGTATCGTAAACATCATAATATTTCTTACTGCTGTTAGGATACTTCGTCAGATATTCTTTCAACCCTTCTAAGTATTTCCACTTTTCGCTATTATTATATTTTATTTGTCCAAATTCTGCAAGGGAGCCTGCTGCGTCTCCTATCGCATTTTTATATCTTCTGTACTGTGCAATATCTCTTCCAGCATTTTGAATCATCTCTGGTGGAAATTGTTTCACAGCTTTAAGACTTCGCGGAGCTACTCTCCCTCTCATATCAAGATAGATACGCTCTCGCTGCTGTTTTAACCCCATCCGTTTACTAAATCTTGCATACTCACTTAATTGAGCCTGATATTTTGCTTTATGCAGCATAACTTCATCTTTATCCGCTCCGCCGCTCTCCATCAGTTTTACTTTCTGCCGCTGCGCTCTCATGGCTGTTTCCATTTTTCTCTGTTTTTGTCTTGCTTCATAAGCCGTATACGCCTTTCCATCAAAGCTTTGGGGAGTATTGTCCTTCTTGTTCTGCTCATCCAGCCATTCATCTGTATAATTTCTTACCGAAATGCCTGGAAAGAAAGGGTAATACATATGATAACAGTTTGCTCCAAGAAGTCCCGTTACTGTCCCTAAACCACAAACAGAAACAAGCTGCTGCTTCGAATATACTCTGCCCTGCCACACTGCATGGGTTGGTCTTGCTCCTGCGTGCCAGTCTACTTCAAAGTATTCTGTTCCAAGCTGCTGTGCATGGTATTCATTAATCTTCCCACAAACCTGTGCTACTCCTGTCAAAACTGCTCTTCTGGCAGCCACATCAACCCTGTTGGTCCATCCAGAAGGATAGTCAATTGTCCTCATACCACTGTTTGTTAGTTGTGTAACCGTCCTTCTTAAAACGCTGCCATAATCAAATGCCCCAGAAACAATATCATAACAGGCATTATCTAAATAACCGATATAAATCTGTGATAATGGAGTAACAACCATCTTTCCATTATAGTTTAAATAAAAGCCAAGCGAATTTGTTATGTTTTCTAAGTCTTCCCGGCTTTGCCTGATGATTGCTTCTACTTGCTGCTGCATCTGCTCATTCTCTTCGTAAGGGATAAATTGTGCATTAACCTGCTCGTATATGTCTTTATTCCGGACATATACCCAGTCAATGACCTTATCATACAGCTCAAACATTTCTGGGTAAGAAGCATTCAGTGTGTCCTTTATCGCTTTTTCAATGTCTTCCGAAGAATACCCAAGAATCTTTAACCTGTTTATCTGCCAGTCGGCTGTGCTGGTGATTTCTCCTGTTTTTCTTATTCTTCTTACGATATCTTTCATGATGCGTTCTTCCAAATCAGTAAAGCGTGCTGCTATTTTATCAGCTATCTTGTTTTTATATTCATCTCTCATCTTACTCCATCACCTGATTTTGCTCCGGAAGATTCTTTCTTGCCTGTTCCACAGTTTCACCGTACCATTTCGCCCGGTATTCTTCTATCGCCATTGCTCCTATGGCTACATCTTGCATATCCTGCTTTCTCTCCGTCTCTTTATCCTCAATGATAGAATCATCAAATTCTATCGTGATATCTGTATCCTCGTTAAGCGGCTCTTTTAAGACAATCCCTAATCGGATAATAATCTTAATCAACCGCTTCAAGGCATCTTCCAGGATAATCTCATGTTTTTTAATCATCCGATACATATCAGAGTTCTCTGAAATGATTTCTGTTGCTGTCTTCACTCCAGAAGATTCAAAGCGATACCTGTTCGTACCAAAGCCGCACTTTAATGATAAGTAATTCAAGTCGTCATTAATTGCTGCACTGTGCGCTTCTGTCCGAATCTGCATATCAATATCTTTGATAAGACCCTCTTTCCCCCTGTCGTAATCTTCTGGCAGGTTATAAAAGATTCCTTCTTCTGGGTCGAAGGCAAGGGTTCCATCCACATTATGCAGCAGTTCCGGTGCAACAAAGATTCTCTTCCGGCCAAGTAGGAACTCATTGCAATAAGAATCAAATTCTATGTCTAACTTCTTTAAGATATCTATCGCATTCGCAAAGATAGCGATTCCCATCGGGTTACTCTCATCTGCATTATTTGTTATATTCAAACGGTCAATAACAAACTGTGGCTTATCGCTGCCTGTGTGTACCTGCCTTGCCATATTTGCAAAAGGTTTTAATTTTCTCCATTCTTCCTCTGGAAGTTCCGCTCCTTCCTGACTTCCACTCACGCATTGAAGCACAGTGTTTTCAATCACATATTCTTCGCCTTGAATCAGATGTGATTGTACCTGCACATATTTCTTTCTGTTTACTGTGTGTGGAAATAAAAAGATGCACTCTGTAACCTCCCCATTGTTCCAACTGACAGGGTAGATATTTGGTGCATCCACATAATTCATTTTAATATTACCTGAAAGAATTTCTCCATCTTCCGTTATTTCCATGTTATCCAGATACGGAATGTATGCCACTGTACCGGAATAAGCTTTCCGCTCCTGGTAGTCGTTACCTTGAACTAAAAAATGATTCTTATCTAAAATCTTATGTACAAATTCATTTGTTCGCTCATTATCAAGAGTAATCGTTACTCTCTCATTTAAAAGCAGATCCGCAATATCTTCCGAAAGCTTCTTTGCCATGCCAAGGCTCTTACGGTCGCATCTTTTATAAGTACCTCGTCCTGTATAGACTTTGTAAAAGGAAAAATTTCGTACCTTGCCGTTATACCAGCTTGTCCATTCCTTGATTTTCCGATAGAAGGACGCATCTACAGTATCTATTCCTTTTTTCTTAAAATAACTAAATATGTTCAATTTTCTGCACCTCCTCCGCTTCTTCTATCGGAAGCCAATATTTTATCCTATCCCACGCACCCATAACGGCATAGCGTATTGCATCCATCGCGTGATCTTTTTCTTTTATCGGTACTTCTTTTCCTTTTTCTATGGATTTCTTATCATATTCATACGTACCAAACTCTTCGATTGCTTTCTCCTGATGAGGAGATATACTCATTATTTCAAAAACTAATGCTTTTTGTACACGACTAATCCCCAATGCCACCTCGTTCTCTGCATCTCTCATAAATACAGTATAATCTAAGTTTCTCGTGGCTCTCCTTATCTCTTCCGCTAACCCTTTTGCAGACGGGTCAAGAAAGATATAAAATACTCGGTTCTCATACTGTTTATGAAGCTCATCCATGAAATCCACCAGATCAGCTGCATATTCCGAGGGGCTTTTCTGCTTGCCGCTTTCTCGGCCACTATAATAATACTCTGCTAACCCCGGAAACTTCTTTCTATATGTATCCAACCCAAAAGCCTGAAATGTTGTTGCATTCTGTTGTCCATAGTCACCACCAATGTAAATACGGTCATATCTCCTATCAGCTTCTGCCTTCTGCCTGTGTCTATCGCTAAACATATAATAGATAAGTTCATCGACACCAACTGCTTCGCCTAGCCATGTCCAACGATACATCTTAATATCTGTTTGCTTCATGATTTCTGCAGAATCAATCAAATCCTGCCCCAGCCAATCCACCGGCACATCTCTGTAATCTGTATGTACATGAATGCAGTCTGGCCGCTTCTCCATTTCCTTACACCAAAGGTTTACCGGTGCATTTGGGTTCTTAGGTGGGTTATATAAATAAATCATCTGGAAGCCGGCTTTATTTCCTCTTACGAATGTCGCTTCTATATTTGCAAGTTCATCCGCTCCATCTCCATCGTCAAAAAACTCTGTCAGCTCATCCAGGACAACCAACTTAATTGGCTTTTCTTCATCAATGATACCTTTTGTATCATCTATGCCATCTGATCCAGAAAAGTATATTGTTGTTTTATACTTTTTGTAGGTAATCTCCATTGGGCTTTTCGTAATATGAAAGCGGTTCTTAGGAATCTGTAAGCGGTTAAGCCCTCGGAGCATTTCTTTGTAAACTGTCTTTCGCAGCTTATTATGATGTTTACGAAGAACAACTACGGAACTATGGGGATCCGCAACAATTTGATAATCTGTCTTAATTGCTGCGAAGCTTGACTTTGTTCCAGCACGCCCAGAAGTGAGAATAATATGCTTATGTTTCTTGTCGTTGAATATCGGAAGATACTTCGGTATCACTATGTCCGATATTCTGACTTGCCTTTTCGTCTGCGTCATTTATAATCTCAACTCCATCCTCCAAATTGTCTGTTGGTTCGGTAGATAACCGCTCCGTCTTCGCCCTGATCTGCTCAATCCTAGCCTTCTGCTCCTCTGTTGCAAGTTCATAATTGCTATGCAGCAGTTCATCATATTGTTTTATCAAGGACCTTAATTCTCCTTGTGCCCTTGCCTGTGCTTTTAAAAATGTTGCCTGTTTATCCCATGCCTGTTGTACCTCCCATTTTTCACCTATAACATTTCCCTCTTTTTCCTCTATCTTTTCAATCGTCTTATCCTCGTGGTCCTTTACATACATGATCTGCTGTGCTCTTACGATGGCTGCATAAGCAATCTGTATATTCTCCCAGAGAATATCTAAAGGGCCCTTCTTTTCAATCTCCTGGATAATAGAAAAGGTTTCTTCCGGAAGATACTTCGAGAAGAAACCATGCTTTTCTGCGTTTTTATTTCCTGGTGGGCCAGTTGCGTTTTTATTCCCCGGCTGCCCACCTCTTTTTGTTTTCGCAACGTTGCGTTTTTCTTTTGCAACGTTGCAATCCCATTTATATCTATTTTTCCAACTTCGGACCGTTCCTTCTGGTACACCTAATCGATTTGCAATCTCAATTAGTTTCTGCCCTTTTTTGTATAACTCTTTCGCTTTAATTATTCTTTTATCAGGCTTTCTCGGCATTTATCACCACCTCTTTATTCGTCGTTTCGGAAATATTCCCCTCCAGGAATCGAACCTGGGACATTGTTTTATGCTCTACCACTGAGCTAAGGGGATAAGAAAAGCACCCCGAAGGGTGCTATCAAATACTTATTCTAATATATTATGTATCAAGTCAAACATTCTACTTAATACAATAAATAAGTTCAATATTAAAGTCACAGAGAAATAATAAATAATATAGCTATCTAACTCTCCATATTTTTTTGAAAATATAGTCATAAAACAAAAAAGAAGTATAAAAATACTATTCATTATCTCATACATTAATAAATAAAACGTTTCATTAATTAATGCTTTTATATGCTTACTTTTAGTTGCATCTATATCTTCTTTGCATTTGTATTTTTCTCTTAAATCTATGATAACCTGTATCAATGTAAAAAACATTGCCGTTAAAATAGAAATTATAATTGTTATAATATTAATAGTAGAATCATCTATTTTATTTTCCCTAACTGCTATATATGCTAAAATTATAGGTAATACAAATACTATACATATTGTTATTTTGCTTTTTCGAAAACAACTTGTGTACTTTTTTATGATATCTGAAAAATCAAAAAAAGTAATATTACTTTTCTTTCCAATAATAAACAATATTAAGATACTAATTATTAAATAAATAGAATTATTGTTCTTTAGGATGTCTCTGAATAAATGTAAATATTTTTCCATCACGACGTTCTCACCTCTTCCAAAAATTCTAATGCATTTTTTCTTATTTCACTTTTTACCAAAGCGTATTCTGGATGATCCCCCCTTCCTTCCATTTCTTTTGTAATATCAATTATTGGAACAATTTTACTTATATTATTCAAGTTAAATGTCCGTTTTCTATTGCCTATCTTAAATTCCATTTTCATTTCGTCATAAATAAAATTTTCATCTGCAATAATTTCTTTTAATCCATTTTTTCCATGTAAAAATCCTAAAATTGCATCTTTCTTCTTTCCGATAAATCCAGTTGGTCCATAGTAGATGCGTTCTTCCTTTATTTCTATTCCTTCGTTAACAGATAATGCCTTCCTGGTATCTAACGGAGCTTGGAAACAAATTAATTTTATTTTTTCCAAAACCCCTCTCTTCATCACCTTTTCTATATATTCTGTTGGAAGTAAGGCTCCCATATTAAAATCTATATCTGGATACTTCTCTAAAATATACTTCCTTAACCTTTTTTCAAAACTGCTTTTCATTCCGAATCTTCCCTCGGTTTGAAATATTATAATTCCATTATCTCTATCGCCGGCAGGAATCAGCATGCCAAAAACAAACGGTATCACTTCTGCTTCATTACTCGTTTTATTATGTGACACTTTTCCCGTTCTTGAGTCTACTAATTCACTAGCTGTTCCATAATCCCCTGTTTTTATCTGACCAAAAATGCACTTATAGTCTGGTCTTCCATCTTTATCCTTCTTATCTGTCCTATCTGTTTTTACAGTGGTAAAAATATTCTCTGATTCATCATCACGGTCATAAGCCCCCTTCATTTCATTCAAAAACTCTTCAACTATATCGACAAAAGACTTATTATTATATATTTCGTTTATATTTATATATTTTTGTTTCATATTTTTACTATGTACATTTATCATATAAACTGATAAACCAATCTTTTTCATATTTTCTCCTCCGTAAAACTTTTTCTTCTATTCTACTACATAGTCTGATGAATTTCTACAATATTATAAATTTTTTGTACATCAAAAAACACCCCACATTTCTGTGGAGTGCCTTCTGAAAAATGTTTTACAAAGGAGAACTATTTATCCTGTCTTCTCAATTTTAAATTTTAACACACTTCATCGTAACATGTGTAACATTCGTAACAAACTTTCATTTTTCTTCGAAAAATCTTTTAAGTTCCATCTTTAACCCTCCGGAGGTACTGCCTTTCATCCGATCGGCTACTTCTTCCCATGTAAGTTTTTTCTCATATCGGAAGCGGATAATTCTCTGGATACGGATTGGTGCCTGGTTAATGACTTCTAATGCCTGCAGTCTGACGCTGTTTGCCTTTTCTCTCCGCTTGAAAAGAATATCTTTTTCTTTCGTTAAGCGTTCATTGCGTTTCTCATCATACGCAAGTCCTTCGATGTTAAAGGACTGTTGTGTATATGGATGCTCATTCATGCTGCCTTTTACCTTGTCAGAAGTGACTACAGACTGTTTCTGTTCAAGCTCTGCAATATCATCCTCCGTCTCTCTGACTAACTCGCAGGCATCTACATAATCATTGAGAACCTGTTTTATGTTCAAGATAACCACCTCCCGCTATCTATAAATCTTGCCTGTTTTCTTATCTCTGAGTTTAATTCGTCCAAATACTTCAAATTCATCTATTGCCGCTACTGCTTTCATAGCATTAATTGTTCTTGTTACCGAATCTGGCGGCTTATCCGCTGCCTTAATCGCATCATGTGCTGTTTTGTCTTTGTAGTGTTCGTGATTTCGTGTATCCATCCTCGTCCCCCCCCTAATAATCCTTATAGATTCTTTCTCCGTTGTGCCCCCTATACAGCTTTTTCAGCGCTCGTCCCAAGCCTTCGTTTAGTCTATTGTCTACTTCTTGTTGCGTTGAAATATCTCCGTTCATCATCATTTGAATCCATTCTCCTGACGTATCAATCAACGCAAATATTTCTTTTTCTGTGAGATAAATACTTCTTCCCATATTCTCGCCTCACTTGTTAAGTATGTAAAATACAAATCCTGTATAAATTAATGCTGCTATAATTACTATTGCTTCTGTTATACTCATTCTTTGCTCCTCTCAAATATGCTCATGCAATTCCGGTGACCCGAACGACTGAGGCTCCAACTCCATCAAAGCATTATATCTCTCAACATGTTCATCCGGTGTAATCTCATCGTTCATAAGCTCCTGCTCCAATTTATTGTATTCAGCATCTATCCTCTTTTTAAACTCCTGACGACTTATCTTCCCTTCGATAAGCATTTGTTCTAATATTTTGTATTCGTGACTCATAATTTACTTTTTCCTCTTATTCACCTGTTTCGTATGCTCCGCCACTCTCTTGCATCCAGGCTTTCCACTTCTGGTAGGCTTTACCTTGCTTACATGGCTGATTCATTCCCTCGCAACGGTCTCTTTCGGGACATTTCACGCATGGATTAATCATCTGTTTGCTCCTTTCATGAAATCACCTAATGCTCTATTTTTCCAAGGTGCTTCTTTTATGTCCTCTGGTTTGTACGGTTCCGGCAATGGCATCCATGCACTTACGAAATAGCCTAAAGACGCATATGTTCTGCCTGTAAATGGAGCATAAAAAGCTCCTCCCTCATCATCTACTTTCCAAGTACCTACAAGTGGATTCTGCTTCTCATTTGCAAATGATAACAATACATGTTCTCCGTTCTCAGGTGTTTTTTCTTCTAACGGTATCCATTCACAAATTTTAGGCTGCTCTTCAATCAGCTTAATTACGTTTGTGCCTACAAGTAATCTCTCTTCACATTCCTTAATGAGTCTTTTTTCGTCAATCATCTCTTTCTTCTCCTTTCTGCAGCTTTTCGCATATCTTCCCAATCCTTTCTTAAGTCTTCTGGGAATACTTCCGGATTAACTACTTCTTTTCTGGCTTCCAGCTCTGCTCTAATAAACTTTTGTTTTGTTGTTTCTGTTTTTGCCTTTTCTAAGAGATGCAATGCAGTCTCTAAATCTTTCTCGGTAAACTTAGGGTCACATAGGAAAGATGCTATATAAGGCGGCTCTGCGTCCAAATCATGAAGGCTACGCTCAATAATTTTTCTCACGTTATCCGTATAAAGTTCTAACGGGATATCTATCTTAACTTTCTTCATTGTTTCCTTTCTCCCCGACTTCTGTCGGGGAATCAATGGCATATAGCTCCGTGTTGTATCATGGAGCGGTTAACAAGTTACTGCAATGTGTATCTATCCTTAACCCCGGAGGGTGTCCAGCTTTTTCGCCTTCCTGGCAATTCGCTTTGCACTGCGTTCTGTATTTCTTCGATGCTGTCTGCTGGCATAGGGAACTGCCTGTTTTCGTGCCGGCTCTTTGTGCTTCACATCTTTATCATTCATCCGAATAGCATATTCAAGACCTGTCTCTTTTTTTAATGCGTCTATCATCTCCAGCCAGGTAACATAATCCTCCATCAGGCACTCTGTCTTAAAATCAAACCGTTTACGGAAACGCTCTATCCTGGCTGCTCCGAATCCAAATTCATCATGTAATGTCATTGCTGTTAAGATATTTACAGTATCCAGTGTCTGATTCTTTATGTTCTCTACCGCCTTATCTACAGCAGAGCGGCTGACTCCAATCGGAATCCCGGTAATGCTTCTCATACGAAGTTCTTCTTCTAGTCCTTCGATTCCTTTTTTCTTTGCAACTTCTAGTGCATAAGACATACCTTCCTGTCTTGCACGTTCCAATTTATCTATCCTTGCCACTTTAATTGCCTCCCGTAAGTTTTTTCTCTATCGCTGCATAATCATAATCTCTGCCCTCGAAATTATGAAAATTGTTGTTGCCTGGTTTATTAGCTTTCCCGGAGCTCCTGCCTGATGAGCTGCTTTTCTTCTTCGTCAAAGGATAAAATCCCTTCCAGCCTCTGATAAATGCTGTCTTACAGATTAGGATTCTTTCCTGTTCATCCTTCCCCAAGGAAGAAAGTTCCTGCCTCAGTGCTTCTATCTGTTCTTTCATCAACGGGGTACGCTGCTGCTGATTTCTCATCAAGATATATTTTTCAAAGGCATCGTTAAGTTCCGGATTGCTATAATATATATAAGTATTATTTTCTTTTATTTTATTTTGTTGAATATCTGCATCATTTATCGTCTTTTCTGTTGCAGAAATCGTTGTTTCTGTTGCAGAAATAGGATTTTGGGGTGCATTTAATAAAGGTTGACCGTTTTTATCAATCAACCGATATTTATCTTTATTGACTTTGTTCCTAACAGTCACTGAATCGTAGCGTCGCTGAATTCCAGCAGAGGTGATAATATTTTGATTAAGGAGGGTTTTATCAAACAGCCCTATATCCGCACAATAATAAATCACTTGCAACACAAAGTCTTTTTTCTTTACCCAGCGGTTCCCGATGGTTTTGATTATTTTTACCGCTAACTGCTCCATACTGGGAACCTCTAAGTAATAACCTTCATGATAAATCATGCAAAGCAGCACATCATAAATCGTCTGCCCTAATGGACCATACTCATTCATCAGGTCCATGATTTTAAAATCATCATAATAATCAACATCTTTAGAAAAGTAACTAAGCCCTGTCTTGACTTTGCGGCCCATTAAGCCACCGCCTTTCTCATATGCTGCTTATAGCGACCTCCACTCTTGGAGAGTCTGAATAAAATTTCTCTACAGACAGCGAAACAATCTGCGTATCGTCATGATAAGCGACCTTGTTTAACGCATCTAAGATACTCTTTATAACATTATCTAAATCCGGCTTCTTTGTCGGCCGGATAAGACCGGCAAGCATCTGCTGCCGCTTTTTCTTACTGGTGCTCTTTGCTATCGGGTAATAAGCAATGATCGTAGCCCGAAGCTCCTCATCTGCACCAAAAGGATTTACTCCAGTCTGGTAATAGCAAGTCTTTATCAGATTCTCATAAAGTACCGTTCCATCCGGAGTATAGGAAAATGTACGACCATCCTTTGTTCGGACAGTCCGGGCCCTGGCCTTTCCTTTCGGAGGGCCGGGCACTGTAAAACTGACACTACTCATTGCTCACACTTTCATTTTCTGATGTTTCATCAGAAGGCACTTCGCTATACTCTGCATCTACCGTCTCTACTTCCTGCTCGTTTACAACCTCCGACATATCGACAGATAACTCTGATTTGATGCTTTCATCCGAAGTAATCGCTCTGGCAAAGTCGGCTTTCACTGGTGCATATTTAAGAACTTTCTTAATTACTGTCTTCTTTGCCATTTCCTCATAATTTTTCTTCCAAGGAGAATAGCTGCTAGAAAAAGACTGACTATACTTTCTTGCGTGCTGATCGATATCTTCTTTGCTCATCACTTCGAAGCCAAAACCACCGTTTTTAGACTTCCAGAAGGCGTATACAAGGAGAAGCTCCCCTCTATCTCTCGCAGCTGGTTTATGTACAAGCTTCGGATTTAATCCAAGTTCATATTCAAACTCATCATTCCCATAAACACAATGAGCCTGTACCGTCTGGATATCCTCATTTCTGTATACCATATCAATCATTCCGCGGTACCCAATCTGGAACTGACATTCTAATCTTCCTTTATTCTTAAACGGAATCAAATAGGCCTGTCCAAGTGGGGTGTTTGGTTCTAATCCAAGCTGTGCTGCGTTCATCAGTGCAGATAAAAATGTAATCTGACTACACTCTGCAAGTTTCGGAGTTGTATTAACTGCTGAAAGAGCCATTCTTGTAAATCTTTCTGGTGTGATTACTTTCGGAAGGGCTTTTTCAATTTCTGGCTTCATTGCATTAATCATATCCGCAATGTTCATGCCCTTTGTAAGCTTTGTTTTCTGGTTATTCTTTTCGACTAACTGTTCTTTTACTCCCATGTTAAATCCTCCTTATGCAATGCCTTTTACAGTGAATCGTCTGCTTTTTCCTACATTAATACAGTCTTTATAAACTTCTGGATACTCTGACTTCAATTTCTTTGTATCAACTCGCTTACTCTCTACTGTTTTCCACTTCACTTCATATGAGTTACTATATGCCGTTTCTGCTTCTTGCATATATTGCTTAACTTCTTGCTCAATCTGTTTCTTCTCTGCTCCGAGTTTCTTTTCTAATACGGTGATTTCTTCTCTTCTTTTCAAAGCTTCATCATATGTAGTAATATCAACAGATTGCTCTGGATCACTGTCTGCATATCTGGAATTGATATAAGAATCTACAGAAGAAGAACCATCTGGCGCCGGCATAACATTTGCAATTACGTTATTCTGCCAGAAATCTTTTTCCAGCTCTTCAATCGTGGCAATCAGTTCCTCATCTCGCTCGATGCGATGCCAGATAAACTCCTTGCCAAGAATTACACAGGCAATATACCAAGCATCTGCTCCGGTTACTGCCATATAGTGATTACATTGCACTTCATATTCTGGCGGGATAGAACCGTCTGCCCATTTATCTGCAGAAAAAGCCGATGCTGTTTTACATTCAAGTCCTGCATTTTCCCCAACGACCAGGCGGTCTACATTGGCAAGCATAAAAGGAAGTTCGGAATGAGAAAATATCGCATTTGCCCGTCTTACTTTCTTTCCGGTTTCCTCACAAAATCTTTCTGCTACATACTGCTCCAGATCTCGTCCCTGTCTCATTGCTTCGTTATCAAACTCTGATGTCTGTTCTGCAGTCTTGTCTAAAAATACGGATACAGCACTTCTATATTTATTTACCCCACAGATAGCTCCGGCATCGGAACCACCGATGCCTTTCTTTCGATAACGCAGCCATTCTTCATGTGGCATTTCTAAAGTACTTACTACTTTATTTAACTTCATATTGCTTACCATCCTTTCTATACTGTCTCCAGAAAACTAAAACGCTGCATTAACATCTGCATCTTTTCTTCCAATTCTCCAACACCCTCTAAATTTTCTATGCGCCCCCCTGCCGGTTGCGCCAAAATAACATCGCCTAAAACTGGTATACCAGTTTTGACATAACCGTACAAAAAGGAGGCTACTGCATTTGCGCTTGGACAAAAACCATTTACATCTTTAGGTTTGTAACCGTTTTTATCCAACATCATAAGAACGGGGCACTTAAAAAAATCATACAACTCATTTGTTGTAACTACTTCTACAGGACCGCCCATGGCATCCATGATCGCTCTATTGTTGCTAAAATCCACATCCACGATAGAAATCTTATTATCTGCGGTTATCTTAATTGTCTTCATTTCGACACCTCGTTTTTCTTTAAATCTTTTGCAATCCACCACTCCAGTGCAGCTTTCCGCTTTAAGAGGCGGGGTGATGTAGGCTGTAGTTCGAGAGCAGTTTCTGTTTGGTTGTACTTGTGTAATACAAAATTAATTGTCATGTTTCTCACCTGCCAGTTTTTCAAGATACAAAATGCATTCATTATATGTAGCTTTCTGCTCCTCTGGTGCGTTATTATGCATATAAAATTGCTTATCCCATTCTTTTTCCTCAGAGATTTCGCCCTCCATAGCAATTACTTCTGTCGAGTAGTTACTATGTCTAAAAATGACATGATTTCCCGCCTGCTGTGCTGCGTGTATTTTTTCAAGCAAAAACTTAACATCATCTAAGTTCAAAGTCTTTTCTTCCTCGTTCATAATTTTCTCCTTCCATTTTTCTGGTTTTGTGTTACAATTTAGTTGAGTTATTTTCTATGCGCCTGTTGGAGTTGCCGCTTCGCAGGTGCATTTTTTATATTCTTCCAAATCTATTCCCTGCGCTTTAGCAAACGTAATGGCATTAATAAAATAGATAGGTCTTTTCTTGTTTCTCCCTGGCAAAGCCTGCGCCCATGAATACATACCCTGCTGAATAGCAAGTGCAAGTGCTCGCTGTGACACGCCCATGATTCCAGCCGTCTCCGTGAGTGTAAGTCGCGGAATCTTAGGATATGGTATACTTGGTTCTTTGAAGTTTTCGTTTCCAAAGTAATCTTCTGGCATCCCTATTGCTGTAGCAATCACGCCCTGTCTCTTCTTGGATGGTATGTTTTTGCCTGATAGATACTGACAGATAGAACTTTTATTTATGCCTGTTAATCTGGATAGCTCTGCCTGAGATATATTCTGTTCTGAAAGTATGTATTTTAACTTTTGAGAAAATGTCATGGTTTCACCTCCTCTCCAACTATTCTTGACTTTTCATAAATTCTCTCATATTCTTTTTATACAGGACGCTGGCACGTCCAAGTACGAAAGAAAGGAGTTATTATTGTGAATGATGATTTAATAAAATCTGATAACTGGAAAACTTCTGACACGAAAGCTTTAATCTCTGAGCTTCGTAATTCGTTATCAGTACAAGCGTTGCCTGCTTCTAGTATAGGGAAATCAATTCTTGAATCATATATCAAGGGATTTACTTCTTCGGCTGGAAAATGGGATACATCCTCACTTGTTTCAGCCGCAGCACTTTCTGGTAATATTGCTAAGCAATCAATTGAAATATCTAGTGCCGCCGGCATTGCTCATTTGGTAAGTGAAGAATTAACTAAGAGTATCTCTTCCTCATTTAATACCGAATCAGCAAACACTTTTGAAAATTTTTCCCCTCCAAATGAAGATTATGTAACTCTTGATAAGGATTCGATTGAGACATTCGAAATTCCTGAATCAATAGCTATTCCTCTTGGAAAATACCGAGTAAAAATGTCTACGGATGTGTTTATCAGTATAATTTCTTTACTGGTATCCATTATTTTGAGCACATCAATCGCCTTATATCAATCCAACCAAAGCCCTACTGAATCTGAAACCCAACAAATTCAACTTGATGAAACTCAAAATGCACTTCTCCAGACTCAGAACCAACTTCTTTATGATTTATTACATAGCATAGATACATTATCAACCAGGATGGCTGATAATCTCTGCAACACTTAGATTATAACACGCATCCTACAAAATGTATAGGGTGTATTTTTTATACCCAAAATTCGAAAGGATGAGAATAATGAAGTTACCTAATGGCTATGGATCAGTACATAAACTCTCTGGAAATCGAAGGAATCCATGGAGAGCGAGAAAAACTACCGGTTGGTCTCTTGATAAAAAAACAATGAAATACAAGCAGGAATATACAACTCTTGGCTACTATCCTACAAAAAAGGAAGCTTTGCAGGCTCTGGCCGCTTATAATGAACAACCATATGATTTGGATAATAATCTGACAGTAATGCAGCTATACGAACGCTGGAGCAAGGAATATTTTCAATCTTTGAAAGGTAAATCCGGACAACGAACTATTACTTCTGCGTGGGCTTACTGCTCTGATGTATACGATATAAAAGTAAGAGACCTTCGGGCAAGGCATATAAAAGGATGTATTGATGATGGTACGGCTGTTGTACGTGGAGTAAAGAAGACAGCTTCCGCCGGAACAAAGTCACGAATCAAAAGTATATTTAACCTTATGCTTGATTATGCTTTAGAATATGAAATTGTTGATAGAAACTATGCCCGAACTTTTAATTTATCCGATGATATCATTAAAGAGAAAGCAGAAGCCAAACGGCAGCACATTCCTTTTACCGATAGGGAAATGGAAATATTATGGGCAAATGTTGATAAGGTTCTTTACGTGGATGTAGTTCTCATTCAATGCTATTCTGGATGGCGGCCTCAAGAATTAGGGCTAATAGAAATGGATAGAGTGGATTTAGATAACTGGGAATTTACCGGCGGCATAAAGACAGATGCCGGTATTGACAGACTTGTTCCAATTCACCCTCGAATCAGAGAATTGGTTAAGCAAAAATATGATGAGGCAATTCGTCTCGGAAGTGATTATCTGATTAACTGCATAGACAGTCAACGAAAGAACGATATTAAAATGACTTATGACAAATATAACTACCGTTTTGAAAGAATCAGAGATACTTTAAAGCTCAACCCAGAACATCGACCACATGATCCTCGAAAACATTTTTCCACAATGGCAAAGAAATATAAGGTTGACGAATATGCTCTCAAGTATATGATCGGCCACAAGATTGAAGATATTACAGAAAAGGTTTATACGCAGCGTGATGTTAATTGGCTCAAAGAAGAACTAGAAAAAATAGTTTAAAATCCACCGGGATAGCTCTTGCTATCTCGGTTTTTCTATGCTTGAATTTGTGTATTACCGCGTGTATTACGCGTGTATTACTTGTGTATTATTTGTGTATTGTTAGCTGATTTTTCGCCATTTTTCTGCATTTTGAATGTTCAATTTCTATATTTTTACACAAACAATAAAAGTGGCATAGAGCCTTTATCTATGCCACTTTTGTAAAGTTTTCAATGATTGAAATTTAGAATCTACCTGCTTTTGCGGCTTCTTCAACGGAAACTGAAACGCTCTGAAAATCCGCTTAAATACTGGATTGTTCAA